CGGCATTGCGTAAAGACTTCGCGGCCACTGCTACCACTGGCGCTGTCGTTGTTATCGCAGTAACCGGCACTGGCACTGAGTTTACACGCTCGGCAGGTAGTTATTTGACCGACGGATTTAAGATTGGTGATGTGGTTGGTGCCACTGGGTATACTGACGCGAACAATAATGACCATTACGCGATGGTTACAGGCTTGACGGCTACAGTTATGACGGCGGCCACGCTTGACGGTGTGGCTCTGACTGACGAAGCAGAAGGCGACACAGTAACCCTGGCTCTAGTCGGCAAAAAAACTTTGGCAGCAACAACAGGCCACACTGATGACTCATTTGCGATGGAGCACTGGTTTTCAGATATTGCGCAAAGCGAGCTTTATTTGGGCGAGAAGGTTGAGTCAATCAAAATTGGGCTTCCGCCGTCAGGTATGGCCACTATTGACCTTGGATTTATGGGCAAAGGACGCCAAAACGATACATCTGAATACTTCGCCACGCCAACGCCAGCAGGTAGCGACCCTGTTTTAGCTGGCGTGAATGGCTTTGTGTATGTCGACGGCGCGGCTGTTGCGCTTATTACCGGCATGGATTTTGATATTAATACAAATCTCACTGCCGACCCTGTTGTTGGCTCCGACGAATACCCCTTTATCTTCCGGGGCCGGGTTCTTGTATCGGGGAATATGAGTGTATATTTTCAGGATGCCACGTTTCGCGATTATTTTGACAACGAAACAGAGGTCGCTATCAACGCCGTATTTAAGGGCGGATCAGGCAAGGACACCGAGTTCACTTCGTTTATCTTCCCCAGGGTAAAGGCTGGCGGCTCAAGTAAAGACGATGGCGAGAAGGGCGTTATTCAGAGCGTGCCATTTACAGCACTGCTGAATACTGCTGGTGGTGTTGGGGCAAGTACCGACAACACGACTATCGCTATACAGGATTCATCAGCATGAGTGATATGGAGTCCTTTTATACACGCGACGCATCCAATGAGGGGATTAAATTACCACTTTCCTCACTGGATGGGAGCGCTACCGATCACTACATTTGCATTCGCGGTATAGATTCAGACGCTTTCAGGGATGCTGAAACCAAAGCGAAAAGATCAGTCATTGAGTCAGGCGGCGATGATTCTGAAGATTTAGCGAAAAGCGGCGCGCTAGATATCGTCACATCTTTGGTGAAAAGTTGGTCATTCGACGAAAAATGCGAGCCAGCAGATGTTAGAGAGTTTCTAGAAAAAGCGCCTCAAATAGCCGACGAAGTTTATCGAGTAGCAGGTGACCGCGCCCTTTTTTTCGCACTGAAATCGAAAGGCTCAAAGCGTACGCGGAAAAAGAAATAAGCCTATGGGTGCAGGTTGAAGGTGCTACTCAAAAATCGCACCTGCTGAGCGCATGGAAGCAGACTGGCGTTAAGCCAAATGAACTAAGCGAGGCCGAATGCCCAGAGTCGTTATCGTACTTGTTTGAGTGGTTCAAGGAGCTTGTTGGCGATAAAAAGATGACATTTACCGAGATTCGCCACTGGTCAGACTTGACCCGCAAGAGCATACGACCTTGGGAAGTCGATACAATAAAGGCTATAGACAAAATCTATTGGAATATCAGTAATGGACATAGCTAATCTTGTACTAAAAGTTGACTCTACCGATATTGATGAGGCGGAGAGAGAGCTAAAAAAACTAGCTAAGACAGGAGGAAGCACTGAAAAAGCTACCGACCTTCTTACTGGGTCGTCCAAAAAGCTTGGCACTCAAGTAAAAAATACAACCGGAAGTGTGAGGTTGATGAAGGGCGGCGTTCAGCAGCTCGGCTATCAAATACAAGACGTTGCAGTACAGGCCCAAATGGGCACAAACGCAATGGTAATCCTCGGGCAGCAAGGCCCGCAAATTCTTTCCGTGTTTGGCCCCGGTGGTGCGATTGCTGGTGCGGCAATAGCTATTGGCGCAGCCGTTGGCGGCACGCTAGTTTCCAGCCTTCTCGAAAGTAAATCAGCAACAGATCAGCTCGAAGAATCTTTAGGTTATCTCGATAACACGGCCAGGCTGACTAAAGACGGCGTATTTGAGCTGGCCGATGAGCTTGACCGCCTTGCGAAAACAAACGCATTAGCCGCAGAGTTAGAGGCTAGGGCTGGAATAGTTGGCGCGCTAGATACTATTGCTGCCAGTGCGACGTTGGCAAAAGAGAAGCTCGGGGATATGTTTTCCAAAGGCTTCCTACAGGATGGCGATTTACTTGCCGGCGCTTTCTCTACCCTTGAAGATGGCCAGCGCAACGCATCGGAAGTGGTAGACGCATTCCACGGGGATATGAGCCGCTTTAATGCAATCGTTATTGAGGATGCGCGCAATACATCATCTTCTATAGATTCTGTGCGAACTGGGTATGTCAATTTAGGTGCTGCCATTCATAAGCTAGAAGGCACTTACGGGGCAACTAGAACTCAAGCTGTTGCTCTAGCCGGTGCATTCTCGCAGATTGGTGACGCATCCGATCTTAATGATGTAAAAACCCTTCAAAAATCACTTGATAATATAGCTAAAAACAAAGGCGCTAGTGATGAGCTTGTAAAGCTCGCCAGCGATGTTCGGCGCTTCACGCTAGAGGCAGAGCGCGCAGGCGTTAAGGCTGAGGGGTTGTCTGAGTTTATATCCAATATCGGCAAAGATTCAGAGATCGACATTGTAGTCGAAGACGTTAAAAAAACAGTAAACCAGTTTTATAGACTAGAAGACCGGCTGAAAGAGCAGGTAGCGCTGTATGGCGTTGTCAGTGTTGAGTCACAACTTCGGTACAGAATAGAAAGTGGCCAAATTAAAGGGCTTGAAGAAGGACAGGACAGAATACTTCTTGGTTATGCCAAAGAGTTGGACGCAAAGCGAAAATTAACAGCGCAAGAAAAATTAGCCGAAAAAGGGCAGCGCAAAGCAAAATCTGAGGCGCCAAAAAAAGAAGCTAGTTTTAAAAGGTTTGAAGATTCATTGAGAACAGAGGAGGAGGCTATTCAATCAAGCTATAACCGACGACTCGATATTATCCTAAAGAATACAAAGGAAGGTTCGGCAAAGCAGGCGGATTTAAAAGCCAGGCTGAGCGAGCAGTTCGACCAAAGCATATCTGGTGAGTTCTCTCAGCCAGATACAATCGACGAAGAGATAGCGCGGCTCGAAGAATCATTCGCAGCAAAACGTGATGTTATCCGCGATCAGTACGGCCAGCAATCAGAGCTAGAAGTTGAGCTAACCAAGCAGAAAAACGAGCGGATAGAAGCGCTTGAGGCTCAAAAAACCCAAGCCATGATAAGCAACGCTCAGGATATGTTCGACGGCATGGCTGGGATGGCCAAGGTTTTCGGCGGCGAGCAATCGAAGTCTTACAAGGCGCTGTTTGCCGTGTCTCAGGCGTTTAGCCTGGCTAGCACTGCTATGAGTATGCACACTGGTATAGGTAAGGCTGTTGAGCTTGGGTGGCCTGCCATGATCCCCGGTATTGCGGCTGCAACATCGCAAGGCATGGCGGCAATATCAGGCGTTCAATCACAATCGTTTAGCGGCGCATACGACAAGGGCGGTATAATACCGTCTGGAAGTGTTGGTTTAGTTGGTGAGATAGGCCCGGAGCTAGTGCAAGGCCCGGCAACAGTGACCAGTAGAAAGGAAACCGCCGACTTGTTGAATAAAAAAGAGGCTCCAGCAGCCCCAGCTGCGGCTCCAAACGTAGTCGTTGTGTTCGACATGAATGAGGCAATGTCAGCTCTCGAATCAGACGAAGCAAGCCCGTTGTTTATCAATCAGATCGGCAGGAATTCAGCGGCGATTAAACAAAAGCTAGGTATTAGATAATGGCAAAAGAAACCGGGACGGCTACCGATTATATTAATCTATTAGCCAAGCTGAATACATTTTTAACAACTGTTGCGACAGGCTGGGCAAATCTGCGTGCTGATATTGGCGCAGAGGCTGAGTATATGTGGGAGGGCACTGCTGGGAAGGTGCCTTCTGCTGAAATAACCTTTGGCTTAAAGTCATATCACGATGTTGCTGATGGCTATTACAACTGGGAAATAAGGGGTATGAACGGCTACGCGGCTGGCAACTCTTTTGAGACTCAGCCGGGGGTGTCTAAGCCTGCTTATGTGCCGCTGCAAAACACAACTATCAGCTACTGGTTTTGGGCTACTGACAGACGTATATTTTGTGTTCTGAAGACGGGTACGAACTATCAGTCATTCCACGCTGGCTTTTTAAACTCATTTGCAACCGATGAAGATAATCAATATCCATATCCGTTTCTTGTGGCTGGGTGCTCGCGGCTATTTGACCAAAAGTTCAATGATAACCCACAGCACTATTCTTGCATCTTAAACCCATCCACAGACAGTAGCGGCACTGTTGGAACGACACTTTCCAGCTTTGCCACTGGCTATCTGAGGATGCCAGATGGGACGTGGCTGGATGTTGCAAATTTCAGGAACTCAGAGTCAAATACCGAGCAAATGAGTACAGGCCCTGGAGTTAGGGTGTCCCCGCGATTCCGATATAACATAGACTATGTGGAGGATGCTGCAGAAGTAGTGGACACAGACCGGGCTAGCTTAGGGGACCTGTTTGCTGGAGCTACAACAGGCAGTGCCCCAGTTGCTTATCTGGAGCAAACTGAGAATGACGCTGGGGATCCAATAACTCCGATGTTCCCACTGACCCTGGCTAGCCATTTCCCAACACAAATGCCTTTGGGTGAGATCCATGGGGTTTATGCTTGCACAAACAGAGGTGGTCTAGTGTCGGAGGACACTTTGACAGACACAGCCCCAGATCCCGATGACACTTACATCTTTTTCCAAAATGTCTGGCGTACCGACAGTTGGGAGTATTTCGCAGTTTTGGATGAATAACTATGGCATTTCTAACAGGAACGGCAACAAATATCGGTAACATGCTGGTGCAGCTTTTTGATTTCGCCGCTGCTAATGGGTGGGTAATTGACGAGGACATAGCCTCTGATGGACAGGCCGCCAAGCATGGCACGATGCACCACGCCTCAATGAATACCTACTATCACTTTGATTTTGTAGACGGGCAGGTTGGGGATGGCACCCTTAGTAATTACATCAGCACTGGGTTCACCCCGTTGGCGAACCCCGATGATCACCCCGGTCTATTTTACTCTGGTGGTCATCCTGTAACTCATGTGGCCGGTGCCCTGCCGGCATTCTGGTTTTTTGAACATGACACGTATTTGCATGTCGTGTTAAAAAACTCCTCGGGTAACTACCGGCATTTTCATTTAGGAATTATAGGGAAGCTAGGCGACTGGACTGGAGGTGACTACTTGACCGGACAGACGCAAAAAACCGCTAGCAACTACATACCGACTTCCACTAACCATGTGCACCCGTTTGATGGAGCAGATGCCAGAAGCGGTACTGAAATGAAAGGCGCGGTTGTTTACGCAACGAAAAACGGCGGAGCGGCGTTTGATTTTGCACCCAATGTTGCGACAAAATGGTATGTGTCCTGCCCTGGCAGGGGTGCTCTTGCTGATGATGACGGAGTGGAGGTTGGCGAGAGTTTGTGCAGTGGCACACGTGGCGGCATAAAATCACCTCTAAGCACCATTGGCCCATCTGTATTGACTGGAGCAGCGCCCCTACTTGACATACCATTTTTAGCAGGGAACACTGGTGTCACACCAAATAGATACATGCTGATAGGGTCGTTTCCCGATGTGAGAATTGTTAGCATGAAATCCCTATCCCCAGAATCTGAGTATGTTGTTGCAGGGGACACTTGGGTGGTATTCCCAGCAACAAGAAAAGGGGCGGAGGTTGGGCAGGAGCAATCGCAATATTTTGGTTACGCATACAAAAAAGTGGTTGTCTGATGGCCAATTACGGTGGGTCAGCTCAGTTACTGGTAAATGGCCACGTAGATTCGCCGGGGTTCATAGCAAGATCGACACCTGTTCCATGGATTGACCCGTCAGCCAACCACCTAGCTAGCGCCGTAGGGGGAGTTGGCACATCTATAGGCGGGGTTGTGTTGGTTAATAGCAGAACTTTATCGACCAGCAGAGGAGGTAGAGAGTATTGCGTTGGGGCAGCACCGATAGACGGGCAGTTAATGGGCTGGGATTGGTTCGAGCGCATTATTCACAGGCCGACAGAAATAGGTCTTGGGGCATTTGTTGCAGCTCAGAGGCCAATCAACATCTACTCAACATATCGGCGAACAGATAAAACACTGTCGGCTATAACACTAACAACCGGCGCTGGGTCGAGCATAACCGATGCGCCATCACTACCTTTTGCGCTTAACGATCAAACCGGATTGATTCAAACATTCCTTGCGGAAGAATCTGGCCCAGTCACGATTGATGGCGACATTGTTTATACGTTCGATGGTTATGCGGTAACAATCCCTGTAACTGGGCTAAGGGCTATCCCGGCGCCGTGGCCTGCTGAGAGCGGCATCACTGAAAAATTAAGCTGGAAAACAGAAGTTCTGCAGGCATACTCTCAAGAATCACGCCGGGGGCTGCGCGATGCGCCGCGACGCGAAATATCCTACACTATGATGCTAGAGCGTCAGGATCAAGAAGAATTCGAGGCCGCTTTTGCTAGGCAGTTAAGTCCGTTTGTAGTGCCTTGCTGGTGGGATCAGCGCCACGCGGTAGGCAGCCTGTCAATCGGGCAGGTTCTGATTAATGTTGACACTGTTGACTCTGAGTTTGTGCTTGGCCAGCTTGTAATGATCTTCAACAGTACGTCCTTATTTGAGATCAAAGAGATCACGACATTGAGCGCCACGCAGGTTGGGTTTGATGTTGGGCTGTCATTTAATTACCCGAGCGCGATAATGATCCCGGCGTTTGCTGGCTATGTGAGAAGGTCAGAGTCAGATATGATCGACGTTGATCTATATCGGGCAAGGGTATCTTTTAGCCTGCTAAGTCATGACGCTAGAGCCGTAGCAACGCACCCAGCGCACAGAGGGGTCGATGTCCTATCTGATCGAAATGTCTCGACAAGCAAAGTTCCTGTGCGAATCACCCAGGCTAGGCACTTTCGAGACAATGGTATAGCCGGCATTAAGCCCTTCGCAAAAGAAGATCGCCACAAGGTTTTAACTTCTCAGAATTGGAAGGTGCAAGGCAGTGAAAAAAGATCACTGTTAAAAGACTGGCTTTATTCGCGGTACGGAATGCGCAAGCAGTATTTTATGCCGACATGGCAGAATGACTTTATACCGGCAAGCGATATAGTTGCGGTTAATGCTTTTTTTGATGTTAACACCACGAATTATGCTGCCCCGTTTGATGTGCAGGTCGAGCTGATTGATGGGAGTTTAAGCTATCATGAGGTGCTGACAAAAAGCGATATAGGTGGCGGCGTTGATCGATTAAACCTATCGGCAGTGTCAGGCGTTGATGTGCTTCTATCTGAGATAAAAACCTATAGCCTGCTTAGATTGCAGAGGCAAACAAAAGACGACACCACCTTGAAATATACAAATCTTGATATGACTACGGCAAGCGTAGGCTCGACTGATGTTTAATGACACGCATAAATCAACAGAAGACTCCAATCACGCGCAGATATTCACCATAACAGTCGGCACAGTGCTATACAGATACACTTCAGCTGAGTCTGATCTATTAGTGGGCGGCAATGTTTACGCTAGTTATTCAGGGTTAGAAAGTACAGCGCTGGTTAGTTCTGGTGAGTCGCAGAAAAACGAGGTTGAAATCTCCCTTGATATTGAAGATGAGCTTGCAAAGTATTTGATGGCCTATGTGCCATCGGTAGAGATCCGTATTTTAATTGAGTCCATCGAGCGCGACGACCCAGGACTTGAGCGAGTGCATGAATGGTCTGGCGTTTATCTAAGGTATGAGGCCAACCACCCAGAGTTTAAGATTGTGTGCGTGCCGCTCGATACTGAGCTAGAGCGTGATGCTCTATCGACTTCCTTCGGAATTGGGTGCCAGTGGACACAATACGACGCGTCAACGTGCGGCCTTGCTGCCGAAGATTTTGATATTAACGTTAACATATCAAGCGTCGACGGGCTTACGCTGACAATGGATGCCGTGCTTGATTCTGTTGCTGGGGATCATTACTTAGGCGGGCGGCTAGATATAGAAGGCCCATACGGGACTGAATATTTATGGATAATAGCCCAGTCTGGACAATTTGACGTGCAGGTAGATAGAGACTCGCCAGCGCTCGCTACCGGGGCTGCTGTTAAGCTAGTGGCATCTTGCCGGGGTAGTTTTGACAGATGTAGAAACCCTGCACTATTCAACAATAAGGTTAACTACATGGGCGCACCTCACGCTAATAAATTAAACCCATTCGCGGCTGATGTTCGAGGTGAGTTCTAATGGGGTGGATTATTTACTTTGTTGTGATGGTTGCGCTGATGCTTCTGTTGCCACAACCAGAGCAGCCAGGGCCTTCCAAGGGAGACCCAAACCTTCCAACCGTTTCGCAGTCGAGAAAAGTGCCTTTTGCTGTTGGTTTATGCTTAGTTAAAGGCCCGAATGTACTTGATGCCGGGCTTTATTCTACCCAGTCGATCAAAAAGAAAAGCGGAATGTTTGGCGGGAAGCAAACAGTCGCGACAAGGTTCTTCCAAACTGTAGAAATGGCTATTGCATGGGGGGCTGGCGAGCTTCACGGTATTCGAGCTGGCGACTATCAGGCGTGGGCTGGGGTGGCCACAACTAGCCAAACTATAAGTATTGCCAAGTCATCTCTGTTTGGTGATAGAAAGGCCGCAGGCGAGGGCGGAATGGTTGGCGCTGTAGACTTCATTGCAGGCGGTGCCGGCACTGTATCTGCGGCAATGGAGTCAGAAACTGGTAGAGATCAGCCCGGTTATCCTGGGCTTGCTCGGTGTGTTTTTCGCGGCCCGTTTGAGTGGGGTAATTCGCAAACCTATAAGCCCATCGCGTTTGAATACGGCTACTATCCTAACGGACTATCGCAGGCCAATCATAAGATAGGCGATCTAGCTAATGGCGCTTATGTTATTTACGAGTTGTTCTCAAATGGCAAGTTCGGCCTTGGCCATCCTGCGGCGGTTAACGCACAATCACTAATCGACATGGGTGCAGGCTTGCACGCCGAAGGTCTTGGTATTTCCCGCGTTTGGTATGACGCCTCGGCATCAGACATTGAAGCTGAGATCCTACAGTTGGTCGATGGTATGCGGTACCGCAACCCTTCTGACGGGACTGTGACATATGCGCTTATCCGCGACGACTTCGATATAGGATTAATCCCGCATGTAGATGATTCTCAGATTATTCAACTAAAGATTCGCGGCGAAGGCTTGAGCTATGTGGCGAGCCGCTTATCTGTTGAATACACTGATATTGAAGCCGGGTATAAAACACTGAAAGTGACGACTCAAAACACCGCTGCGCGCACTGCGCTTGGCCGGGTAGTGCCCGTTACTATTTCGCACCCAGGGTGCGGAACGTCGGCAGTAGCGCAGAAGATATCAACACGCGAAAGCCTAAAGCGAACACGACCTAGACGTGCAGGCACGCTTAAAATGAATCGCGAAGGGTGGGACTATTTGCCCGGCGATACAATCCGAGTGAGTTACACGCCTTACGACCTCAGGGATATGGTTGTGCGTATTGTCGATCACGGCAAGGGCACGATAGAAGACGGCACAGTAACAGTCACATGGGTTGAAGAGATATTCGAGTTCGGCAAGTCAATTTCAGTGACAGAAGACACAAGCCAAACTAGCTACCAGCAAGCCCCAGCAGCGATAACCGACTTCTTTATTATCGACGCGCCGTGGTTTCTATCTGCCGGGCTATCTGAGAATGTGCTATTCATGGCGGCAGAAGATCCGTCAGCAAGCTCAGGGTTCAGGTTCGAATCGCCAATAGGGACTATTCGTGGAGAAGGTGATTTTGGGAAAAGGTTAACAGTCAATACTTCCGCAAGCGTTACAGATACAACTATCGTCTTGAATGGGATATCCCCGCTTGTATCAGGTGAAAAAATGGACATCGCCGCCGTGAAGTCAGATTACTCAGGTGAATACCTAGCCCATATTATCACGCCTGCCGGGCATGAAATCATAGGTTTTGAAGAAGCGAATTACGACGCTGTTAACGATGAAACCACTCTAACAGGGTGTATTCGAGGCTGTCTTGATACTTATCCGAAAGCACTAACGGCGCTCGATGATGTGTGGTTTGCCTACGATTTAAATGAGGTTGGCGAAAGTTATTCTAGCTCAAACCAAAGCACCTACCACATCGACATAACACCGTCTGGCGAGTACGCGACACCATCGGTACACACTCACGTTATGGAAAACAGGCAATCTAAGCCAGCACCAGCCGGTAATGTCAAGATCAATGGCTCGCACTACCCCTCAGCAGTAACGGGCAATATCACTGTGACATGGAGCCATAGAGACGCCGCAACGCAGAATACCTGGGGCATTGTGGCCTTCTCTGAGGCCGGTACAGGCGCGACACCATCAGACATAGAGTACGACGTGTATTTCTACAATAACATCGGCGGTGCGTTGCTAGAGAGTCAGCTAGCCATAACAACAGAGACAAGCACGCTAACGTCGTTTGTCTCTAACTATGCAGAGCTAAGGGTCGAGGTAATAACCAGGCGCACAACACCTGCCGCGACCGCTTATCAGAAGTTCGAGCACATCCTAGATTACACAGCTTAACTGCTTGGCCTCATCGACCATTCAGCTATTGATACCTTCTCGTTGTAGCGGTTAACAACAGTTTTCCGCTTGGTGGCAATCTCCACGCCTTGCGCTCGAAGTTCTGAGATTCTCGCCGGGCATTCTAGCACCCCGAGTTCATCCCAGGCATTAAGCCTAGTAAGCGCCCTGCCTGATTCGAGATAGGCTTTAATCCTCGCTCGCTGGTTCATCGCCATCTCCTTCGCGCACAATATGCGCCTTATCATGAATTCCTGCCCTAACAATCATTCTTGCTGAGTCAATATCCATAGTGCCAGATAGACACCATCTGGGGTTATGATCCCCGGTGTACCAATATTTGATTCTGTACATAGTTACGTCCTGTAGTCGAGGTTTAAAATATCTTGTCGAGTTTTGTCGACCAGCGCCTTAAACTCACTGATACGCTCATCAATCATTTTAAATTCATCGGCGAGGCTGTCAGGCGCAATGCGATTCGTGAATAGCTGTTTATCGGGTGGAAAGTCGGCACAGTAGCTCACAAAGTCCAGCCAGTCACGGCCTGTAAACTTTAGATTTCCGATACACTGCCAGCGGTATGCCGGGTCGAGCGTCTGCCTTTTCAGGCTGGCATAATGCACGCTGGCGATGACTGACTTGATTTCAATTACGCCGCAGTCTGATACCAGCCCGTCAGGGGAGCAGCCGACAAACTCAGAGCCAAAAAACCCACCGTTATCAACAGTGCAAAATGTATCTTGCTCGTAAAGCATGCGCGCAACCGGCTCTTGATCGTGGCCTCGCTGCATGTGTTCGTTTTGATACCCACTAGCCATAGGCTTGCCGGTAATCTGCTCAACAGCGATGTTGACAGCGTACTGCTTTGCTGGATTACCGAACGCCTTGCCAAAGTTGGCCATGACCGTGCCGAGCTTTGAGCTAGTTAATAGCCCGGCACGAAGGTCAAACCAACCATCGGAGTTCTGCTCAACATCGTGAAATTCAAACATTTTGGCCAGCTTGGTCGATAATGAGCTGCTGGTTTTCTTTGCT